TGGACCAAACCTTCTGCAGTATCTTCTATGTAGTTTAAAAAACATGAGATAGGCTGTCCTCTTCTTGATCGACCATAAGATAAAATTGGTGTTGAGTATGACAACCAATGTTTACTTGCATAGTCATAGAGTCGTTGAGCATGTTCTGGATTAGAACCAAATTGTTTACTTACGAAAGCAAAACGATGTTGAGGTGAAGTCTCATCCTCTTTCATGTAACTTTCTTGTAGTCTTTGTATGCCAAGCTTATCAAATAGCTCATCACGACTCAAATCAATTTCAATATCTAAATAATTTTGCTTAGCCATTAGTTCTCCATTGTATCACAGTCGTGATTAAAAGTACAACTGTTATTCCTCTTTTGCTTTATATTGCCAGTCGTCTGTGTGACCGACACTCCACTTATCACCATTTTCTACTTGGTAATTTTGAGTGCATACTTTAAAATCAGGCACTCCTAAATCAGATGGAATTAAACTCGCATCTTGGAACAATACACGATTATTTGGTTGGATCGCAAATTGTCCATTATCAAGCTTAATTACATTAAAACTTTTATGCTCTTGATCGAGCTCTGACACACAACAATTCGTTAAATTATTATCTGCATGGCAGTTATCTATAGTAAAAAGATAGTCACCTGAATATAATTTTTTGTTTTTTGCGAAAAATTTACATCTCGACAAAATTGGTTTTCTGATGACTGTCAAGTGATAGTCAAAACAATCCCACAATTGTAAATGATCTAAAGGTAACTCATCTGTATAATCTTCTTTCCAAACAAATGCACTGATTGGCAACTTATCATATAAAGCCCCATAATCAGTGAGCAGAGTTTCAAAATACAAAGCTCTGCTTCTTATGCTTTTAACGGATATCCAATATCCAGGGGTGAGTTCACCATGACCTTTTTGGTGATCGTATAGAAACTCTTTTCTTACAAAGACAGGTGTAGTAGGTAAATCATGAACAAGAAATGCCATGACTATTCTACGCTAGTTATATTTTTTACCTCTCCTGTTACCAGATTTCGAAGAACGACTGCTGCGTTTCTATTTGTTTGAATGTATGAACGAACAGCATCTTCATATAAGCCACTGCCTAAATACTTTGCCCATCTCTCATATTTTACACGTTGATTGTTTTCAAATCTTTTAAAAACGTGTGGAGGAACATCAAACATTTTTCTTTTCTTTTTTCTTCGAAATACGGGAACAACAGAGCTGTCATCACCTGCTCCAGCTACAGAAGCGGTAGATGTACCACCTAATTCTTCTGCTGCATAAAACCAATTCTTAAATGAGTTCATCGTGCTAACTCTCCTGCTGACAAATATATTTTTCTATTTGTATTTACGTGAGTAGCTTCATATATGTTAATACCGAAGACTTGTCCAACTGGACTATTTGCTTCAGCTTCAATTCTTATTTTATCACCCGCATAACATTGCTCGTCTAATATTCCATTAACTATTTTGGTTTCTAAAATCTTGTATGTTCCTGGTGTAATTGATCCGTCTTTTAGAATTAGCCAATTCATTGTTTGTTCTAAAAGCTCAGATGCATCAATGTTTGATTCTTTAAGTATTTTGTCTAAGTTCTTATCAGTTACATTGTAATTTTCTTTGATCAAAAATAAAGCAGCAGCATAAGAAGCAATCTTAGAGCTTCCTCCTGGTGCTTTAGCAAGTAACTTTTTGATATTAAATACTATTCTATGGAAAGGAGTGTATGCTGCTTTCTTTTCTGGTGTATCGATGTATGGTACACCTTTCTTATCTCTCTTTCCTTCTTTGTCTATGATACCAAGTTCGAACGCCTTGGTCTTTTCGAATGGAGTAGTCAGAAGTCTTAAGAATCTGAATGTATAAACTAAGTCAGCGCCTCTTGTTATAATACTCATTAAATTTCTCTAAGCCTTTCAACTACTAGTTGATCTTGTTCTATTCCAGTGTATTGAGTATTCTCAATAGCACCTAAAAAAATTAAAAATGGTTTGATGACAGGCCAATGTCTATCGTCTAATCTAAACTCTAGCATTTTAAGACCTGCTTGTACACCAAACACGTTAAAAACACATATCAGATGATTGAGTATCAATCTTTCTGATAGGTTATCGTTGTCTAAATAACGATTTACTAATCTTTTTATATACTTAAACCTTTTTAAATCTTCAAAAAAGTCTTCAGAATCAATACAAGTAGGATTGTAATAATTCTTTGCTGCATACAATAAGAAGTTCTTATCGTTAAGCTCTTCAAATAATCTCATACTAAATTATATATAACTAACTTAGTACCTCGTGAATTTTATCTAATATAGTTTGTTTAGTCCAACTTGGTTTCAATTCTAAATTTAATTGTTCACCTAAAGCAACTAATTGAGTTTTAGTCATCTTCTCCAAAGAGACGTTATTCATTGGAGCTTCGTTTAACATCTCTGGCTCTGATACTTTTTGCTCAACAACTGGTTTCGGTGATGCAACGGGTATACCATTATATGCATCAATCTCAGCTTGTGTATGCTTCCTTGAAACTAACAATTCACTGCCATCTGGTGTTTCCCAGCCTCTTAACGTAGGGACTGCAGCAGTGCACCAGGCAGGTGGTTTAATCGCCATAATATACTCCTTTGATTAGTTACCGCCAGCACCCTTGATGTCTTTTCCACCAAGTCCTTTTGCAGTAACGTCTTCAGGTTTGTTAATAATTGCTTTATCACCAGTTTTCTGGTCATTCTTTCTACCAGGTGCTGGCTTTGTAGCATCCTTTGCTTTATCAATGGTTTCACCTTCGATCTTATCACCATCGATAACATCAACTTCATGTGCTTTTACGAAATCTTTTTCGCCCTTAGATCTCTCTAATTGCTTATCAAGATTATCAATATTCTGAACATTTGCATGAGTTGATTTCTTTACATGCTTCATTGTAGCATCAGGTGTTTCACCACCTTTTTCAGGTAGGTTAGGAATTGAAGCTTCTAACCAAACATTTTTTAAAGCTTCTCTCATGTTATTCACATTGTTAGCAACTCTATCAATTGTTTTGTCTACAGTATCTTGTAGTTCAGCTTCAATCTGCTCGACTGATTCTTTCATTGGTTCATCTTTTTTGACTTTAGATTTTTTACCTTTACGTAAATCAGCTAAATCATCAGCTTCGATGTCACCATCTCCGTCAACATCTAATTTATGTTGACCTCCTTTTAATTTGGCTTCTTCCATATCTTGGAGGATTTTAGCCATTCTTTTTATATCTTCGGTTTTCATTTTTGCTCCTGTTAAATTCCGAATAAGTGAGTTGACAGTGCACCAATGACTGCAACCAGTATTACCCAGAATAGATTATTTATAATATTTATAGTATTTCCATTCTTGGTCACGATAGCTTCAAGATTATCCATCTTCTGATGATAGATCTCAAGTTTATCGTATAAGTCAGCTCGTTCACGTTCAATGGTGTCGAATCGTTTTTCTAAAGACACAATCTTCTCTTCTGCTCTGGCAATTGATACCATAGCATCTGTTAGTTTGTCGATCTTCTCTTCGATCCTGTCGAGCCTATTCGCTTGCGACTCTGCCATATCTTCACTCTCTCTATTAGTATTTTTAAATCACCTTCTCCCTTAATGACCCTGTGATAGACCATTCTTGGGATTAGGTACGTTCTTCCCATTTCCAAAACTTGTGGCAACTCATTATCTATTTGTAGCTGCCAATTCTCACCTTCTAGTATCGTGATATATCTCCATTGTTTATCACGATGCCAAATTAGTTCATCTTCGTTGACATCCTTACTGAATGTCCTTGTGTCATCTTTATCTTCGTATGGTCTTCGTACTTCCATCTTTACTCACATGATATGCATTAAATTCAATATTTGGGTATTCCTTTGCTAATGATAAAAAACTTCTTATGTTGTTCATATCATCATCAAAAAATCTTATTCTGTTGTACGCTCCACTACGAAGATACTTTCTAAAAATTACTTTCTTATTTTTCGCTGAGCTACCAAGTTGAAAATTACCTGCTCTCTCAACGTAAATATTGTCTACATTTATTCCATGAGACTGTAAAGCCTTAAGGAATGTTTCTTTGTTATCCATATCTGATCTTGCTGTAGATACAATAACTTTTGAACCTCTCGCAGTTGCATTTCTTATAATTGCTTTCGCTTTTGCAATCATTCTACCAATTGGTGTAGAAGTCTTTGCAAATAGATCTGCATCTTTAAATTGTCCAAAATCATAAGTCTCACCTTGTTGTAACTTATGACTATTAAATTCTCTGTTGGTTAAAGTCTTTACAACTTTACCATCTTTGACAACTTTAATCTTTGCTTTTGTTTGAAACAAAGTGTCATCAATATCAAACACAGTAAGTCCCATACCTGCTGCCTCTTGTAAATATTGCTTAAAGCTTTTCATTACCAGAAAAACGAACCACCACCAGATAATCCTAATTGCTTAGCATACCTTGGCAGTCTACAACTCCAATATTTTGGAGTCGTTTTATCATTTGCTTGATCACAATTGTGTCTTGCAGCAAATGATTTTCTTGCTGCAGGATTATTAATTTTTGCAGAAAGTCCAGTTGTATCTCCGAATGTTACTTTCTTAATACCACCATCTGGCTTTCTTACATAAACATAAAATTTCTTTGGACCACCTCTTTTTGGTTCATTCAATGGAGCATCTTGTTTCTCTTCCATTGGACAATCCAGTGGTACATTTTTTCCTTCGTATTCTGCAAACTCTCCGATGTTACCTTCTAACATCTCGATATCAAACTTACTTCCAATTGTAAGTTCACCATTTTTGTACGACTCTCTTATGTTTCTAAAATACTCATAGTATTTCTCAGAACCAACTCTAAAGACATTGCCTTCAATGAGTGAGTTGTTGTTTGGTTCCTCGTGGCCACAATCACCACCGCAACACAAACTTTCTGCAAATTTCTTAAATGAGGTCGTCACTAAATTTCTCCCTTGGTGATAACTTTAAGTCACCACAAAATTTTAAATTACCTGCGACAGTGTATCTTTTTTCTCCACTCTCGTTCGGTGTTATAAAGTGATTTAGGTATCCCGGAAAGATAACTAAATCACCTTCGTTTTGTTGGGGTTTAAAACGATTTGATAGTCCCAACTGTCTATCATCGTGTCTGGAAGTTCCATTGTAAAAATACATTGTAGAACCTCCACTTTCAGGTTGTTGCAGGAAATACACCCAACTAAAACTTGCGTTCAAGTGGTTGTGTATCTCCTGCGTATCACCTGTTGAGTATTTGTTTATCCAAGTGTTTCGCATTTGGTATTCACCTCGATGAACACCTCTTTGCCTTATCCATGGCAACGTTTGTATTTGTGCCAAGTAGTGATCGAAGTTTGTCCATACACAGTCTTCGATCTCTTGAATAAAATCTTTACCCTTCAAATTTTCGGTGTTAAACGTAGTACTACCGGTTGAGTTTTTCCATAAACGGATAAACCAATCGTTATCAAGTTCACTTTCAAATTTGTCTTTTATCTGAGAGTGTAAGTGCATTCGTGCCTGATATATAGGCACACCAAAAATTTGTAGCATCTTATTCGCCTAACTCCTTCTTAACTAGAGTATACACGCCCCAAGCCAATCCTGCCCATGCAGCCAGTTTTACAACTGGATTTGCAACGAGAACAAGTACGCTTATTGCGATCAATGCACCGCCATCCCATGAGGTTCTTTCACCTAATCGTGCTTTTACCCATGCTATTGCTATGTTTAAATAATTCATAATTTTCTCCTAAGTTACTTCTTTAGTAAGTGATATATGATAAATGCACCTACTAATCCGAGAAGGCCTTCGTTAGATAGGCCGCCAAGGATTGCCATAATATTGTCTATTACATTAAAATCACCAACGAATGGTAATGGAGCACCAGCTAATAGTACTTGAAGCACTATGCCGAGAGCAATCAACATCATTCCGGTATTGGATAGTGCAGCTGCCCATTCTCCGATTTTCTTTATAATATCCATTATAGTTTCTCCTATATTGTTTATGACTCGGATTCAGACTTTAAATAGTCTCGGACTGAGTCGATGTAGTCCGTTGCTTTGGTGATTTTTGATTGTACCCATTCAGGTAGATTATCATCGTCACCTAACATATCGTGTAATTCTTTTGCAGCATCAATCATTGTATTTAATTGATTCTTTGCCATTTCTCCTTCGTAATCGTATTCGCCTTTGTCATCTGGACTATCAGGACCTACAGCTTCTTTTACAATGTCTTGGCCTTGGCCCATCATACGAAAAGCTTTACGTACTTCAGCGCCTGATTGCCTTTCCATATCTGTAACCATATCAGGTCGCTTAAGTAATTTGCGAATCATTGTTTTAATTTTACCTGATCCTTCTTTACCTGGAAGGAATAAAGGTGGTAACCCTTCGATGGTTACTTTATAATAAATTGGCTGATCTATTTTAGCTTCGTTTTTAGGACCATAACCTTTTGGTGTCACGTCAGTTACAGTAAATTTAGGTGCTTTCTTTCCTTGATGTACTTTCTGAGAGACTTTCTTAGGATCTACATTACCATGCTTATTAAATATTTGTAAATGAGGTGGTAATGAAGCTTCTTGTTCAGGATATCCTTTTGTTTTTAAAGGGTTATCATAAAACTTAATAGCTTTTTTCAATCCTTTTAAATCAACTTTTGTTTTAACAGGATCTGCTTTAAGAGGTTTTGTCATATCAACTGCTTCGTTTTTACCTTTACCTATTTCGATTGTTTTCTTTGGAGCTTTTACAAACTTAACAGAACCATCTGGCATAGTTTTCTTTGTCATTTGAAAATCAGCTCTTCTTTCAATATCTTCTTTAGGCTTATAAACTTTAATGGAAGCTATACTATCATCTTTGTCTAAATGAACAACAGGCTTTTTCTTTGGGAGAGGTTTAATATGTGCCTTTGCTCCTTTAGCTGCAGATGGTGGTAATCCATATTCTTTAAATGTTTTCATTTATACTCCTACTTCTTGCCAAAAATATGTGGATGATGGTCAGCTGCATCAGATGCATCAAGACCTGCATGCTTATAATGTTTTGTCAAATACTGTTTCAGATTTGATTTAGTTCCGGATGCATGATGAGCATAAGGATTGTCATGGCCTTTAATTGGTTTGATCTTTATGTTATGCTTTTTAGCAAAAGGATCATGTTCACCTGTATGATCGATTTCTGTTTTAGCTTCATTTTTCATACCTTTTGCAGCAAGTCCTTTAACTTTTTTCATTGCTTGCTTGAATGTTAAAGGCTTAGCATTTTTCTTGTAAGGTCCTTTAAATGGAGCTTCTCCTTCTGATTTTACATTTTTTTTCATTGCATGATACTCAGGGGTTTTACCTAATTCAGCTTTAGTTGGTTTTGAAGTTCTAGTACCATCAGGCCTTACGAAACCTGGAACCATCTTTACTTCATTAGTAGGCTTTTTCTCTTTTGCCATCATAGTTCTAATCTTAGAAATTTTATCTCTATCGTTTGAACTAAGTTTATCTAATTTATTTTTATTCATTGCAGCTTTCCATGAGGCGTCTGATTCATTCTGATCACCACGCTTTGCAGATAAGTAAGCTGCAATTGCCATGTCTCTTTTTTCTTTTTCGTTTTTACCTTTGAATTGAGGTGCATCAGACTTTTTAAAATCGTCTATCCATGCTCCCATTCCATCGGATACTTTTAATTTTTCTAATAACTCCATTAGTTCTCTCCCGGTGTAATTGCCTTTGCAAGTTTAACTGCATCATCAGTTCCTTCATCAGGCAATCGTTGATAATATTGTTTAAATTTCATTAAAGAAGCATGAGCTTGTGCCATACCCTTCTTTAATGCAATCCTTTCTTTCGTAGCTTTATCCACTACTTTCTCTTTTCACCTCTAAGGTCTGCATCAGCTGTGTGATAAGTCTTACCTTTCATTATGTATGAATTTACACGTGCGTGTCCCCATTGTGTAGGAGTGGTACCTGGTCTATGACCTGTTCTCCATGCTGCAACACCACGGTTATAAACTTTTCTTAATGTTGATAGAGAGATACCAGATTTTTCTGATTTTTTTGCAAGAGATGTATCTGCAGCACCTTCATCCATTGTAGGATCTGTCTCTCTATTCTTTTTCAATACATCTCTTAATCTTGCACGATCCATCATTTTATCATGCTTAATTTTGTCTGCCACTTTTTCTCTATCGATAGTAGCTTTTGCTCTATCTGTTCTTGTTTGCTCAGAAAAATCTTTGAATTTTTTCACGTTCTCTTCTCCATATTTCTTTTTATAAGCAATTGTATACTTAGATGGTTTTGTTTTAGCATCTGCATCTCCAGGTGCTGGCTTATATGCAGAAGGATCATTGTCATCTTTCTTACTACCCTTCTCAAAGTGTCTTGCTCTTGCAAGTTTAGTGGATTTACTCAATCCTTTGTAGTATGGTTTTGGTTGTGTTCCTTTTCTCTTGCTAATATCTTTATCTTGTGCTACTTCATATTTTTCTACAGCATCTAACCACTGACGAGTTGTTTTACCTTCTCCTAAATTGATGACAAGGTAGTTAGCTCCCAACCAACTAACTTCACCCTCTTGGCCGCTTTTTATTATACGTACGTTATCGCCAAGTTCGAATAATTCCCCTTTTACATAGTCTTCTCGTACATCAGATACTTTCTCCAGTTCTACATGGTTCTTAAAGTTGACCTCTTCTTTGAGACCCATACCTTGTCGAACCGCATTGAACAATCTCTTTGCATCTGCATTTGATACTGCTTTTGGCAAACCTTGACCAAATGCTACAAAGTCATTATCTGACGCAGCTGCTCTCATTTTAGAAGCGCTCATGCCTTCTACACCTTCTGCGTCTGGATCTCTCTCACCTGCAGATACAACATTGATTCTCTCAAAGTTATATGTGCCGTGTCGAGCTTTTTGTCCATTGTACTTAGATAGTAATATGTCAAATTCTCTTACTCGATCTGAACCTACTACAACTGTCACTCGATTAAAACCTTCATTGTTTAATGAAACGAGTGCATCCATAATTGTTTTAATCTTTTTATTGATTAATATATTTCTCGCATGTTTAGGGAACATCTTACGAGCAAACTTTATTTTCTCAGAATATGAAAGGGGATTTTTGTTTTTATCTTGAGATTGCGTGAGAAAAATTTTATATGGATTTTTTCCTGCAACAGCAGCAACTTTGTCAAATACTTTTTGGTGACCAATCGTTGGTGGATTGGCTCTTCCAAACGTGATGACAACTTCTCTCTCGGCTTCGACGAGATATTGTTTAAAAGAATTAATCATTTAAGCTCCTGCAGCTGCTTTCTTATCCGTTGCTACTTTCTTACCTTGCTTACGTTGCATTTCCATCTTACGTACTTTTGGTAAAATTCTCTGAGCAATCTTTTGAATACGACCTTTCATTTTATCTAATCGTTTTTCAATTTCCATTCTACGTGCTGGTGGTAAGTCGTTACGGCTTTTACCTTTTGCGAGCTTTTTGAATATAAGATTACGTGCTTGTTTATTTGCTCTCTTCTTGAGTACTTGCATGCTAGCAGTACGTCTTGCAGCTTTCTTTCGGCCAATCGCTATCTTGGCTTTGATTCGCTTGAGCATCCTTGATCTTGCACGACGTTGAGCAAGTGAAAGAGCTTCATCTTGACGTCGACGCTTAATGGCGTTATGATTGACTTGATCGTCTTCGCCTGGTCTGTAATCTACAGGATTAAATTCTTTAAATCCTAACATGTTTTCTCCTAAGGTTTAGTCCAATTTATAACGAATTAAATACGATAAGTGTTAGTCACTAATATCGTTCACCACCTGGTTTTATTTATACAAGTTGATTGTTTTATTTTGCTCTTTGCCAACCTTTTAATACATTCGGTGAGAAGTTGTTGTAACTGAACTCAAGTCTATCGACTATCTTCAAAGCATTCTTACCTATCTTATCGATAGCAACGAATCCTTCTTGTCCAGTTACCTTATAACCGTTATTCGTCTGTACAAAAGTATCGAGTTTTCCTAAACTGTTCAACTTATTTAATAGTTTGAGTTTAGTTTCAACGATAAGTTTTTGAAGTACAAATATTTTCTCTAGGTTGCCTTTGTTTTTTGGCGAGAAGAAGTCGAGGATTTCTTGGAGTTTTTGGTACTGCGCTTTCTTCCCGGCTTCGGTGCTTCTTTTTCTTGCTTCGGCTTTGTATTTCGCTTGGATC